TCATAATCAACAAATGGTACCCTGAGGCTGAAGCTCGTTCTAGAGACTTAATAACTAACAATTTTCAAGTTGATTCCGACTTCCACAAAATAACTACAATGTTCCCTGAAGTGAAAGAATCTGCAGAAGCAACTAGCCTAGGTCTCTTCGGTTCTGATAAATTTGGCAAAGAAGCTTTTGATTACGTTGTGAACATACTGAGGCGCAAAGCGAAAACTTCTATAAATCTATACACGAAGACTACAAAAACTATATTTGATCGTGATTTTGTCATGGAGTATTACTCTTCAAATATATATCGAGATAGAGAGTATCGAGTCGGGGACGGATCTGGAGGGGAAGAGTACGTCGAGCCTATATCTTCAAACGTCAAAATGTCTCACTTTCATAGAGTTCTTTCAACCATTACATCCATGGCAGTCTTGATATGTGATTCAAAACTAGCATTGAAACAAAGATTATTTAGGGATTCGTGTTACAATTTTTCTAGCACTTCTTCTTACGCACTGGGTGCCAACTCATTGGCAGAAGTTTTAACAAATCGAGAACCTGAAGAGCTCCTCATGTTATGCCCTAGAGAATCAGCACAGAAGAACCTTATAGCCTTGACTTATCAAATATCTCCTCAATTAGGCCTTGACCTAAAGTCGAAATTTCTGGAAAGGAGCCCTGATGCTACTATATTCTTTCTTAAAAACCAAAAGAGGTTAAAAGACGGTAGTTTCGACACTCAAAGCGATTGTACTTTGTTAGTGAAGGCAGACGTTGATTGCTTATTTTCTCTTGAAGGTAGAGTATTAACAGTGACAACACCTTTCGTTGTAGGGACTGATTTGATCAACATTACTAAGAATTTCAAGGCTTTATACAATAACGTATTCAAAGACAATAGGTCCAGAAACACCAAATTGCTAATTAATAGCCCAGTGCCAACCAAATATTTCTCAGATAGGGTCCCTGGGTCAAAGTTCTGCATGGCACTAATGAAAGGAAACGTTTACCTTACTAAAACATCGCACTTAACTGGGATGAGAGACGTCCTTTATGCTGAAGATACGAGGGTTGTTTTCAAAGAGATACAATCTAAACTCTTCTCCGCTATGGAAGTCGACGAAGAAGAGTTGGCAGAAATGGCTAATTTCTCTCTAGGTACAAAAATAGCGGGAAGGGACGTCCCAGTTTTTAAGTTGAATCGCCAGATGTTCGACCCGTCATCTGTAACTTGTGCGTTGGATAGGCCGTCAGGTATATATGGAGATTTCTTAGACTTGTTTAATGCTTCAAAATCTAGTAAGTATCCCACTCAATATGTCCCTGACTATGGCAAACTTCAGTCCATGATATCCTTAAATGTTAAATCGGACGTAGAATTTTCTCCTGATTATTCAGTATCTAATAAGGACTCTGAGAGTGAAATAGACCTGAATGATTTTGATTTGGAAGACTTCGATTATGATAACTTTGAGATAGATACTGGTATGAAGGCAAGCGACAGAGACGAAGAGTTTGGAGATGTTGACGCGTTCGACGACATAGAAATTACAGAGATATCCTGGGGTAACAGGAAGCCAGTACGTTCTAGGCATATTGACAAGCACAACGAGTTGTGTAAACATTATATTAAGAGGATCTTCC